TAGAACGAAGAAACTCTTTGCTGTCCATTTTGTACTTAATCACATTAGGTCGAAAAGCAATCCGTGAATCGTATACACGCTCAACATCTAGCCAGTCCATAGCCTGATGTTCTTCTTCATCTGAGCCAGTCCAGATGTCTACATCTTCTAGCACAGAGTTTTTTGTAACAAGTACGTTATCTATCAGCCATACAGTTGCATCGCCTGTAAAGGCACCAATCTGTAAAAACCGTAGAGCAAACTTGCCAGCAAGCGGTAGTAGTTGTGACTCAAAGTTTTTCTTTGCGGTCATCTCAAACCAGTTAGGATATTTAGTCTGCATAACCTTTACCTTTATTAAAAGCATCATAGTAGTTCTCGTCCATATTGAATCGCTTCATATGTCCTACTGTTGCAGCGGTATCACACCACAGAGGAATCTCTGCCTTGTTGACTACTGCAAAGAAGTAGATGTCCTCACCAGTGAACTGCTTGTTAGCACCCACTTCCGTAAAGAACGGAACTCCTGGCAATGCTTTTTTAATTCTTGTTATTACACTGCGATGCATTAGGCAAAAGCCCATACCTGCAGCACTTACTTTAATAAAAACATTCTTTGGTAGTGGGTCTAACCTTCTAATCCCAATACCTTCTGGTAACTCAGCAAACTCATAGACAGTTGCTAGAGGTTTCATCAATGGTTGCTCTGGTTCATTACTTGTAAAGTAAACACCAGTAAGCAGTGGAATATCTACGGCATCTCTACGATTCCAGAGTTTAAGAAACTTCTCTGGAGTAATCATAATGTCCGAGTCAAGCCAGAGTAGCCAATCAGATTTATTGTTGTCATACCAGCGATTGACTAACATCTCTCGCTGTTGTGCTATCTGATTACCGTGGGCACGTAGTGACCCACAAAACTCTACGCCTGAGTTTATAAGGGTATCTACGACACCTTCCATAAACTTGCCATCTACCATACCATTGTCGCACCAAGCGACTGCTAAGGTTTCTTTCTTTTGTTTAGCCATTGTCCCCACCTTAATTTATTTTTTCTTCTTAGCCATCTTTGCTTCGCTCATTGCAATAGCAACCGCTTGTTTGCGAGACTTAACTACTGGTCCGCCTTTGCCTGAATGAAGAGTTCCTGATTTGAACTCCTTCATTACTTTAGCAACTTTATTAACTTTGGCTGCTTTCTTCATTACTTCTTCTTGCCCATCTTCTTCATTGCAGAGTTCTTCATTGGCTTGCCCTTCATTAGGTGCATACCCTTCTTAACTTCCTTGGCTTTTTCAACCTTGCCTTCTGGCTTCTTTAATTCTTTCTTCTTCATCAATACGTTTTCGGTCTTCTCGTATGCTGCATATGCCTTCATTTTATTCATTGCCATTATTGTATTCCCGCTTCCTTGAGTTCCCGCATTACTGTGGCTGTTGGTTTGTCTATCTTCTTTGCTTGTATCATTGTGTTACCATCATAGGCTGCACCTAGTTTTTCTGATGCTTCGTGTGCTGCCTGTATTTGTTTTATCTTTGTACCATTAGGTTGAATACCCTGTGCTCTAGCACTACGATATGCTTCAAGTTCAGAGTTCCACTTCTTTTGGGTAGTACCACTTGCTATTACATCACCTCTGGCATCGCCAGTAGATAATTCTAGAAGTTGTATCTTGCATCCAAAGCAACCTTCTACAAATTCTGGATGTGTCTGTCTTTGATGTAGTCCCATTTATTCCACCGTAAAGTTAGCCGAAGTTACAATGCCATCAGCAATCATTGCTGTTCTAATGGCATCACTAATTCCAGTATGTTGACATCCACCCATATAGTAAGCAGTGTAAGTTGCTAACTCATCTTCGGTTGGATACTGTATAAGCGAGTAGACACCACTGCTAAGAATGATGGTGTAACTCTTTGTGCGTTGCTTAAAGTGTGTGAACAAACGGTGAGCACCAATGTGTCCTTGTTCCAAGGTTGGTGTTACGAGTGTGTACGTTGCCATTGTTCTCCCTAATGAATTTACCAAGAGGCAGGGTTTCCCCTGCCCCTCAGTCAATCAACTATGCGACTGATGAACCGTTAAGAATACGATACAAGGCTGCTTCGCGGTAACGCTTGAAGCCTAGAACGCCGTACCAACCCATTGGGCGGAAACGCATCAACTGGTCGATGACTGGACCGATAACTACGTGTGGCTCTTCAGCAACGGCTTCAGCCATTGCTTCCTTGCCAGCAAGAATTGTGCGGTATACCTTGGCGCTTGAAGCACCGTCAGTATCGTTGAACATACGAGCAGACTCTACAAAGTAGGCTCCTTCGTATGAACCAATTTCTCCAGCCCAAATCTCTTCCTTTGAGTTGTACTCGTGAGGAATACGCCATCCACCAGCACCAGTCTCAGCACGAAGGTCGTGTGAGATTTCTGGGTGGATACCACACCAGTACATTGAGCCCTTGCGTGGAACTGACAGACCTGAACGCAACTTAGCAACAGCCTTACGGATGTTTGCAGAAGTGATTGTATCTGTAGCAGCAATTGTTACTGTGTTAGTACGTGTACCACCGTAGATGACGTTAGTGCCACCACGAAGTTCAGTCTGTGCGACTGTATCAATTGAACCTGCAAGGTTGAAAGCGATGATGTTAGCAATTGCTGGGTCTACATCAGCAAGGCTGAATAGTTCCAAAGCACGTGTAACAAGGACAGAGTTACCGTACTCAGCAAGAGTAATAGTAACTGATGTTGGAGCAGCAATCTGAACTGAGTCACGCTCAGTTGATTCTGTCAAAGCAGTTGTCTGTTCAGACAAATCTGCGTATAGTTGTAGGACTACGGTTGAGCCAGGGTTTGCTAACTTAGTGGGCTTCTTATCTGCGACACTACGAATTAGGGGTTCTGAACGCAACGCAAAGTCTAATAGTCGGTCATACGCCTTTTGGACGAGACCTGCACCACCAGCGGTACCAGCGAGATTGCCAGTAGAGGATGTATATGCATTAGCCATTGTTGTTCACCTCCTAGGTGAGTTGTGAAATTACTATGTAAATTACTGTTGAGAGTAGATAATTTGATTCAATTCTTCTGCGGAAGCCGCATTATTAATTCGAGTCAATAAATCTTCTGCTCGGTCAGGGGTCGAACCAAGTTGAGTAACTATATCTTGCTGCCGTAAGGCTGCTCGATTTAGTTCTTTTTCTTCGTTTACCTCTGGCTTAGTTAATCCAAACAAGTCTCCATTATCTTCAAGCCAGTTATTAACTGACTCTTCGGTAATATCATCCAAGTCTTTTAGGATTAATCGTTGTGCCTTTGGATTGACACCCTTCTTTTCTAGGACCTCTTTGACTGTACGCTCACGCTGCGACTTGGATAGTCCCTCAAGTTGCTCAGTGAGTTCCTTAATACGCTTTTCATCGTTGCGCTTGGCTTTCCGTAACTTTTTAAGTAAGTCACTTCCGTCCATCTGCACTTCGGTGTCAGTATCTAGGTCGTCTTCGTCTTCATCCCAGTAGTTGTTGCTCATAGCAACCCACCCTTCTATTCGTTTGAATCGCAAGCCTCAGATTCTAGTCGGGGAACTAGGCTGGCTCTTGCTACCAGTCTTCTACGCTATGTGGGCTGGTCGGTCACATAGGATTCTATTTTATATTTGTCCTGCTACTGATGTGCGCTTAAGGTATCCAGTTGAGAAAGCACCAGGTGCATTACCTGAACTTGCTTGGAATCTATTTGCTTCAGCCTGTGCAAGTAAATCTATTTTGCGTTGCTGTGAAGCAAGACCACCAACTGTTGCATTAACAATATCTGCTTGTGTCATAGGTGTGGCACCTGCTGTGATATTAGATAATGATTCAACTGTTGGTGCAATCAAGGCTGCTCTGGCTAAGCCAGGTTGGGCTGTTGCCATATTAAATCCTTGACCCGTAAGGTCAAATGATTGAGCATCAGAAATTCCACTGTACTTTCCAGTAATTGGGTTATATGTACCAAGACCTTGCTTGGCAGATACACCCTGAATCTCTTGGGCTGTAAGTTCTCTTTGAAGTTGAGCAAATCCTTTATCTCCAGTAAGAATTGATTTAGCCAATGAAACATTATCAAGTCCTGGATAGTGCAGCATAACGCTATCTTTAATATCTTGTGGAAGATTTTGAATTTCATTATAAATATTATTA